TGGCAAAAGAAGAACCTGCCTCGCTGTTATCCTTATAAGAGGATTCCAACTTTGACAGGTCTTTGAAAATGTCTCTTTTGAACTTGGCACGATATAATCTCGGAATAGTAGCGGAGGAACGAAAGGACACTTCCTGTTCCCCGATTTTAATAGTTTTACTAAGCATTTGTCAGACCTCCTTACTCAGCCGATACGGTGTCGTCAGGAATATATACCTGCTTGTACCAATCGTTATAAGTAGCTTCGCTTGTTGTATCACCGGTTCTGCTCTTAACAAGACCATCTTCACGAGGATCAGCAGTAAGAGAGAGCTTTTCTGTTCCCGGCTCGATGGTATCTTCCTTTGTTTCGGATTCAATAGAAGGACGAGAAGCGGTGCAGTTATAAAGAACGTGACGGATGCAGCGAACATCGCCATCAAATTCAAAAAGAAGTGCAAACTTCTCCATCTCCGTTACATTGGAGTTCTCAACCAGAACGCCATTCTTATCCAGCGTTTCCTTCAAAATCTCTGTGCGGAACCACTCCGGGATAAGTGCGATTTCAAGGTCACCGCTGTAACCGTTGTTTGCAGTAGAACGGAAATACACAATACCATCTGCATAGAACGGGCTGGAATCGCCCTCGGCATCAAGACTGATGCTTACTGCACCGGGAATTGCCTGCGGTGTAGCATAGGTATAGGTTCCGTCTTCTGTTTTTGTCAGCTTTGCAGCATGAACATTTTTAAGGTTGTATTTTACTTTATTACCCATAATTTAAGCCTCCATTTCAAATGAATATAGGACTTCATAGAGTTTCTCGCTCTCAATCCATACTTCGGTTTTGTTGTAAAAAATATCGTGACTATCCATCACGGTTTCTACGCTGTTTTCCAATGCCGGGTCTTTGACATCGGTGTACAGCTCAATGTGAACTTCACTTATCTTTTTATAAACCTTACCGTCAGCAGAAAAATTGTCGCTTTCTGGCAAAAGGTAGCAGATAAATGGCGGTTCGGGGGATTCGCCCTCTGCAAAATGGTCGTATGCAAAGGGAATGCCCATTTCTTTTAGAATTTGCAATAATTCATCCATTTCGCAGACTCCTTTCGATTAACTTCTCAAACTCCGTGATACCTGCTTCCTCAGCGGCAGCAATATGCGGTTTAGCAGCAACACGGCCACCGCCACGTTTAGCATGACCAAATTCAAGCAGGTGGGTAAGCTGATATCTGTTTCTGGAATACACGGTTACCTCCATGCTGTTAGATGTTTCTTTTGTGGTTTTCACGGACCAACTCTTGCTATATTTTCCGGTGTCTTTTGGAGCAGCAGATTGTATTTGTTTTTTGACTTCATTACCGGTTTTCTTGACAGCAGATTTCAAATCGTCTGTAGCAAGGTCAGCGTATTCTTTTAGGCCATCCGTAATGGCAGAAGCCAGCTGGTCAATTGATACCTTTGTTGACATCGTTATCGCCTCACTTTCTGGCAGGATAATTTGATGCACTTTCGTTTGAAGTTCATGTGGTCGATACCACTGATATCATAAAGTTCACCATTGAATTCAACGCGATAGTGGGTGGAGTCAAGTGCAGCAGCATTTTTGCACCAGCGAATCGTAAAGTCGATTTTGGAATCATCTACGATCATACCTGCGTCGGTTTCTTCTTTACCAGCCTCACCACTGACTGTAGCATGGCAGGTGTAGAAGGGTACCCATTCATTTTTATGGTTTCCGATTGCGTCGGTTATGACGGTATTTTTTGAAATGATAATGACCACATTTAGTAAACCAATATCCATCAGAAAACCTCCTTACGGGAACCAAATAAAAGAGAACGCAGCGTAATGGTCAGAGCATGATGATCGGCTTCTTCTCGGTGCTCAAACAGATATGCCACGCAGTACATGACTGCCGGTTTTGTGTTCTCGATTTCATCGAGAAAAGATAAATCATCTACTCGAAGAATATCCATGCAGATACGCTGAGCAGATGCTATCAGGGTTTCGATTAAGCTATCATCATCGTCATAATCCACACGCAGATAATTTTTCATTTCTTCCAGTGTTACAAGCATTGCTCATCGCCTCCAATCATAAAATCTGCGATGCCACTCTGGTTGAATGGCACCGCTAAAAGTTTGCTTAAGACTTAGAAGTGCTGCCAATCTTCAAAATCTGTACTGCTTCAGGAAGGATAAGCTTACCATCAACACGCTCCTTAGCAACGAAGCCAATCATGCCGTTTCCAGCAAAAAGCTCGGTAAGCTGTTTGAAAGAACGAGTGCCACGGTCGCCGATGTTGTAATAGCTGTAATCTCCGAAGGAAATAGCGTCTTCCGGTGCAAAAGGAGAGGTGTAAACAGGATATCCAAGAAGTTTATCCGGCTCACCAGCCTGATAAGAAGGCTGCCACATATAAGCTCCGTTGTTATCTTTGAAAGTGCGGATAGTGGCGATTGTCTGGTCATTCATGATGAATGCAGAATTTTTTCTGTAAGGACGTTTAAGTGCATATACAAGATTCATGATCTCATCTGCAGCAAACTTCGTTACAGTTTTATAAACAGTGCCACCACCGGTTGCAGCGAAAAGGCCAAGAGGCTGACCTACGCCAGTACCGTTCAGGAAGGCGTCCTCTTCAGCGTTGGAAAGGGCCTTGCCAAACTCATCAATGATATAGCTTTCAAGGTTGAAAGCATTGTCATAAAGCAATTCTTCTGTTACCTTGATGGCAACATGAAGCTTGTGAGCATCAAGTAAAATCTGTGAGAACTGTGCATCAGAGAACTGGAGTGCGCCACCTTCTTCAATCCATGCTGCAGCAGGCTCTGTAGAAGCAATATTGATTTTGTGGTCGCCGGAAGTAGTAATCTTGTGGCCAAGCTTACGCATGATGTTTTCGCCTTCAAGGACACGGATTAAGCGGCTATCGTATTCTTCCGGTACGAGATAACCACCATCTGCATCTACACCTTCCTGTAAGACGTTAGATACCTGACGGAAGTTTGTGCGAAGGGCAGTAAGCATGCCTTCTTTGTATGCATCCGATGCACGACCGGTTTTCTTTTCGTGTGCAGTGATTCCGGAAGGCTTAGAAGTAAGCGGCGTGTTGATTGGTTTATTCATTTCCGCCTCGCGCTGTTCCTGACGTTCCAGTCTGTGGATTTCATTTGTGAGAGCATCAATATCTGCTTCCATCTTTGTGTAAGTAGCATCGTCCTCGACAGAAAGAACGCCTTTGTCAGTACGATGAGATTCAAGGAATGCTTTAGCTGCATCCAGAGCTGTATTACGCTTTTCGCGAAGTTCCATAATAGTCATGGTTAATTACCTCCATTAAATGTATTTTTTGATTGTGTTCAGGTGCTCCATCAGTGCATCAACAGAGCGACCAGCAGGTTCTGACTCAATTTTTTTCGACTCAATACGACATTTTGCAGCGAGCTTCTCCATAAGAGAATTTGTAACTGCAACACGAGAGTAAGTTGCGGCTACAGCAGGCTGAGGGATATCATTTTCAGCTTCCTCACGCTTTAAGACTTCATCAGCAAATCCAAGCTCCACAGCCATATTTGCATTCATCCAAGTTTCTGCATCCATGAGGTGAGATAACTTGGCTCGGCTAAGGCCGGTCTTAATTTCATAGGCATTGATAATGGATTCTTTGACCTCATCCAGCATGGCGATAGCTTTCTCCATCTCGCCGGTATTACCAAAAGCAACCGTCATAGGATTGTGAATCATCATCATGGACACCGGAGAGACCAGCACCTTTGTACCTGCCATTGCGATAACAGATGCAGCGGATGCCGCGATACCATCGATTTTGACTGTGACATTGCCTTTGTAATCCATCAGCATGTTGTAGATCTGAGCTGCGGCTACGCAATCACCACCGGGAGAATTAATCCAAACGGTGATATCACCGCTGCCTGAAAGCAGCTCATCCTTAAAAAGCTGTGGTGTGACATCATCATCAAACCAGCTTTCCTCGGCGATTGTTCCGTTTAGAAACAGTGTTCTCTCCATTGTCTGATCCTGCGTCTCCTGATTTGTCGTCATCTGATTTTTCCACTTCCAAAACTTCTTCATCGGAATCTTCCTCCTTTCCAGCAGCAGTGGTCGCTGCAAAAATA